CCACGTCGCCTGGTCCGTCAGCTCATGCACGCTGTTCCGCCGGTCTTCCTCCCGCAGCCCCCTCCGTCTGGCTCCTTCCCCATTCAACAACACCGGCGCAATCGCGCACCTGCAGTTTGGGTGGCGTGGCGGCAATCCATCCCCAAATCCATACCGGTCCGTATAAAACCGCTGCCCCATAGCCACAACCTTTCCGTCCAGCTCCTTGCACAGCCTGCATGCCCTCGCCTGCCCGCTCAGCCACCGCAGCCCGCGCACATTCGTGTTGTTCAGCGCATACCCCTGCACCGCTCCCTGCGTGTGCGCCCGTATCACCTCGGTTCGTGCAATCCGCTCAGCCCGCCAGCCCTTCAACCCGGTCTGCCCCACAATCTCATCCCGCACCTGGCTCATGCCCCATCCTTCCGCCAGCCCGCGCTGCACCACCCCGCCAATCTTCCGTCGCATATCATCCGTCAACTGCACCGCCAGCTCCGCCGCGTGGTTCTCAGCCCACTGCATCACCCCCGGCAAAACCAGATCCCAGTCCAATCGCAATCCCGTACTCCGCTCAACCGTCTTTCTTCCCTGTGCCGCCGTTCGCACCAGCCCACCGCTCAGCACATCTGCCAGCTCCTGGCTCCACTCTGTCCACCACACATCATCTCCCAGCAACAGGCTCCAGAACCCCGCCAGCGGCGCCGCCTTCTGCACCTGCCCGGCGTTTCCGTTCACCCGCTTCAACAGCTTCTTGAACACGCCCTGCACCTGCTGCTGCATATCCCGCTCCGCCCGTTGTAATGCCCGTTTTACGCCTGCCTTCTTGTACTCCGCGTGATATTCCTCACCGGCAGGGCGCCCTTCACTACGGGTACCTTTCCCGAAAAAACTCCCCCGGCAGCGTCTCCCCGCCCGCTGCCCGCTGATACCATTCCGGCAAGCCCACCGGCATTACCCCCGGCGCTGGCTCCACCTCCTCACCCCGTCCTGCCCTCTCTTCAACCGGTCTGTGCTCGGGTGGCACTCCCAGCCGGTCTTGCACGTACCCGGGTCCGTAAATCCCCAGCGGCACATATATCTGATCCACCTGCGCCTGCTGCAGCTTGTCCTCCTGCGGGTCCATTCCATCCCACGCAAACCGCAAATGCCCTTTTCCCATCCCCTTCAACACCCCGTTAATCCGCCGCGCAATGTACTCCGTCACCGGCCCCACCATGCTGCGGTAATGGGCATTCTCCATCGCCCCCGCAAACCCCGATCCACCCAGGCCGTCCCCCGCTGTCAACCCAAACTCACTTGGACTGGTTCCAAAAGCCCAGCCTGCCACCTGCATCAACCACTTGTCCCGCTCCACCTGGTTCGGGTCATCCCGCTTGAACTCATACACCGGCATGCTCCCCCGGCCGCCCTCCAGCGGTATAAAATGCATCCTTCTCTGCGCGTCCACATTCCCCGCCACCATCGCGTCCCAGTACCGTTGCCAGGTGTCCACCTGGTCTTTCGTCCAGTCGCTCGGCGCCCCCACCAGTGCCTCAGGCACATTGCCCGACGTGTAATACCCCACCTGAAACGCATCCCGCCGCAACGCCAGGTTCACCACCAGCAAAATAAACTCAATCGGGCTGGTCCCATACGGGCTGTGTGTGCTGCTGTTCAATGGGCTGTAAATCAACTGCTCCCGTGTAAACCAGCTCGTCGGCATCCCGTGCAACACCTGTATGTAAGCGGGCATCGGCGGCGTTGCCACCCGCCCTCGAAAATCCAGCACCGGCCGTATCGTCGTGCCGTCCACCAGCTCAAGCGCCGTCACCTCTCCCCCACGGCTGCGCTCCTGCCAGATCGTCACCGCATCCGTCACCAGCAACTCCTCAACCAACTGCCCCACCCACTGGTCAAAGTCGTTCACCCTGTCAGGCGTCTCCAGCCATTCCTCCAGCCGGTCAATCTCCGCCTCGTACTGCGCAGCCAGCGGGTCTTTTTCCTTGCTCGGCACAATCCCCCACTTCAACCCGCGCACCGTCCGCTTGATCAGCTCAATATTCAGCCGTATCTCCTTGCTGCTCTCGCTCAACGCCCGCAATACCGAAAACGGCGCCATCCCAAACCCGCTCCTCGGCATCATCACCAGGTTAATCCCCGACTGATACTCAAACAGGCGTGGCGCCTCTTCCGCTTCCGCTGGCAACAGCGGCTCCCCCGGTCCCATGCTTCCCGCCGCCTGTGGTTGGTTCAACGGCGTCGGCCGTGTCCAGTTCGCCAGGTCAATCTTCCGCCCACCATGCACCGCTTCCAGCTCGCCCATTACTCCACCTCACTGATCAGTCTGAAATCCACCCGCAAATCCAGGCAGATCCCGCTGTCGTTTTCCTCTTGTGCGTTCCACACCATCACCGCTTCCCACGTGTGGTAACTCCGTCCTGCGTCCATCGTCCGCACGTATACTTTCGCGCTGGCTCCAGGGCAAAATGCCTTCAGCGCCGCCCGCTGCGCCCCGCTCAAAAAATCAAATGTCCAGCTCGCCCGGGGGTATCCCACTCCCCGCACACTCCCGTCGCCCAGCGTCAACATGCTGCTGAACGCCTCGTACCCCGGCCTCGGCGCAGGGCACCCCAGGCTCTCCACATTCACCATCCCTCCAACCGTTGTCCCCACCGCGAACTCATAACTCATTCTTGCGCCTCCTCTAAACGGGTGCTACTCTCCGCCCATTCCGTCCACCCGTTTGCCCCGTTCGAGATCATCCCCAGTCCGCCGCTCGCGCTGTCCACCTGGTCATCATGCCGCCCGTTCGGAAAGTCCAGACACTCCAAAATAAATGCCTGGTTCCAGTTCCCACGCACCAGCTTCACCTTTCCCATCCGCGCCCGCGCCTGCAGGGGTCTCGCCCGTTGCACCTTGTCCCCGTCCGGCTTTACCGGCATCATCGCCACCCTCGCCAGGCGTGGGTTTCTTTGCAGCTCCCGCAATGCCAGTGCCTGAAAAGCCACATCCTCAAAACCCCACGTCGTCCCCCGTTCCTGCTCACTCAACATCACTTCACTCACCAACCCCGAAAATTCCGTCCACCCTTGCACCCGCAGCATGTCCCGCAGGTAAACCGTCCCATCCTTGTCCATCCCCACCGCAACGCTCGCATTAAAATCCGCCGTCCGCTTCTCGCTGATCGCCAGGTCAACATATCGCTGCCAGCGCATCCCTTCCGGTGCACGCTCCACAATCTCAAAATCCCGGTTCTCAAAGAACCCACCCTCACTCGGCCTGGGTTGCTGCTGGTACAGTGCATACCAGTCCATCAACGCCCCCTCAGCCTCAAGGCTGCTCCGAATCTGCTCCAACCGTTCCCGGCTGTACTTCTCCTCCCACAACGCCGCCCCGGCTTCCCTGCCCAGCGCATCCGCTGTATCCATCCACAACCCCTCCAGCAACGCCCGCCGCTGCTCCTCCTCATCCGTGGCATGTTCATCTTCATTCAGCGCCAGGGCTGGCAGGCACACCACCCTGTATTGGTCCGCCAGCGGGTTCATTGCCATGCTCTTCAACAGATGTCCAATCAAATCCTCCCGGTGCCATCGTGTGTGGATGATCACCACCGCCCCGCCTTTCTCCAACCGTGTGTATGCCGATGACGTAAACCAGCTAATCTTCCGCCGCCGCTCTGCTTCACTCTCCGCTTCCTCCCGGTTCTTAAACGGGTCATCCACCACCAGCAAATGCGCGCCGTATCCGGTAATACCACCCCCCACACCGGCCGCCACCACCCCACCTCGGTGTGGTTCGCCCAGGTTCCAGTTCGCTTTTGCCCGCGCGTCATCGCTCAATTCCACCGGCGTCGCCAGCGCGCTTCTTGCCCCAAACACGCTTCCAAACCGCTGGCTGGTCACAATCTGCCTTACCGCCCGGCTGTTATCGCTGGCCAGCTCAGCCCCGTACGCTGTCAAAATCACCTGGCTGTTGGGCAGTTTCCCCAGCAACCACGCCGGAAACAGCTTGCTCACCAGCTCCGTCTTGCCATGTCGCGGCGGAATTTCCAGAATCAACCGCCCCGTCCCCTCACGCCCTTCCGTCTCAATAAACCGGTACACCTGCTCCAGCTCTTCAGCCATCAGCCGGTGTACCCCTGCCGCCCGCCACCACGGAAACTCATATTCCCCAAAATCCACCAGGTGGCGCCTGGCTTTCTCACGCGCCACCCGTTCAGCCAATGCCGCCTGTGGGCTTATGCTTTCCGTCGTTTTCGCCATCGCCCTTACTCCGTCCCTTTCCCGCGGTTCAGTTCATTCCGCACCGCCCGGTCAAGCTGCTCCAGCTCTTCCTCGCTGTACTGGCTCAGGTCTTCCGTTCCATGTCCGCCCCGCTCCAGGTCAACCTGCACCCGTGGGTTCCATTCCCCCGTCATCTCCGCCCACAATCTCCGGTCGGGGTTGTGCCGGTGGTCCGTGTCCGCCGCGCTTTCTGCCAGCGCCTTCAAAATATCCGCCCGGTATTCCAGCAATGGCGCCGCCTGCATCAACGCAATCACATCATCAATCGTCTCATTCTTGCGCCGCCACGTTCCAATTGCCCGGTCGCTCGTCAATCCAAGCACCTCAACCGCCAACTCTTCCTGCGTCTTTGGCCACCGGTTCTTCTTCGGGCAACCGCTCCACGCAATAAACGCCGCCACCCGCCACGGCCAGCCCGCGTTCAACAGGTCATGGTATTGCTCAAACCATTCCGGCGGGTTCTCAATCCCCTTTTGCGCCAGTGCCGCCCGTGCTGTCTCATGCCTGCGTCGCACCTCAGCCGGGCTTACATACCCGCTCATGTCCAGCGTTTCATCATCCAGATCCAAACCAAGCGCCAGTTGCACAATAAACTCAGGCCGCATCTTTCGTTTCAGGTCCTTCACGCTCATACCCACCTGCCTACTTGAAAATGATTTGCGCCTGTCCTGTAATCAGCGCCCAGATCAACCCGATGATGCTCAATCCCAGCGCCGCCCCCACCCAGATGATCGCCCGTATCGCCGGTACCAGCTTCTCCAGCTCATTCACCCGCTTTTCATGTTCCTTCACCTGGTCTTTCAACGCATCCAGGTCCTTGCCGCGCACCCCGCACAGGTTCGACTGCGCATTCATGCTCTGCAGCAACTGGCGCTGTTCGGCTTTCAGCTCCTCCAAAAACCGTTCCATGCGCCCCTCCCAGCTTTCAAACCGTTTGCACAGTTCAGCCATGCTCGTTTCCAGCACCGCCAGCCGCTCTGTGTTTCCACTGCTCGCCCTGGCTGGCATTTAGCACTCCCGCTGTGCGCGTGCGGTTTCATACGCCTTTGCCGCCGCCATCTCAGCCTGCTGTACCGCCACCGCCAGCGCTTCCAGTGTGTAACTCTTTCCCACTACCGGCGTCCCGCTCAGCGCTTTATGCGTCATCTTAGCCGCCACAATCTGCCAGATGTACCCGAACACCGTGGTCAACAACGTCGCCAGTGCTCCCGCCTGGCTGTCCAGCCAAACCAGGTCGGTTTCAGGCTTCCACACCTGCACCCCAAACAGCGCCGCCAGTGCCAGCAGGTTCAACCCCGCGCTCACCATGCCTGCCTGTCCGTCCTTCACCACCCCGGTGGTTTTCAACACATTCACCACCACAGCAATCAATGCCCCCACACCACCCAGTTGAACCAACATCTGCAACAAACCTTCAATGCTCATCTCAAGCCTCCTTAAAAATCTGCTTCCCACTTTCATGGGTTAAATGCGAAACGCCATCAGCCTTATCAGGGCTGATGGCGCTCATCTCCATCCGTGGCCAGACCATTCTTTTCCGGCCTGCGTGGGCTTGCGCCCAATATTCAACTTTCGAAATTCAACTTTTGAACACTGCTCTACTCATGTTAACACCCCCCTCAAACCATGTCAATACCCTTTCACTTCCTGAAGCTCCCCCCCAGCATCTTCACAATCTGCGTCACATCAGGCAT